GCTGTTTATTATTTTAGTCGATATTGATGATGATACAAGGGGAAGAGAAGGCGAGATGCTACACAATCGCTAACTCCTCGAGGCCATTCTCCATGAAGCCCTCCATGGCGGAGTTGTACAGGGAACGAATTCCCTGACCAACGCCAAGCGCAGATCCAGCGACGCCGAGCCACCTCTCGATGCGGTCGAGGGGTGCCACGGCGAAAGAGCTAGGGGAAGGGATCTGGGAGACCACGGTGTTGAAAGGTACAGGCGAGGGAGACTTCATGATCGGGGTGAGTCCACTGAAAGTAGCGGTTCCAGCGCCCGAGTAGGCGGCGGGAGTCCACTCCCAGCAGACCGTCCAGTCGAGATAGATGGTGGCATCTGGAATGGAGACACCGATGAGGGTGCAGGCGTTGCCACAGTAAATGCTGGAGGCAGGAGGAACGGCGACGGCACTCCATTGACTGAAGATGCCGTCGCACTCCTGAGGCAGCCAGCGGATCTCACCGTTCTTGGAGAGGGGAGTACGCTGGACATCGTTGGTAAAGACCATCAGCTCGGAAGCTGTGATGCCGGGGCTCGTAAGACCTGCCTCAGACAAGATCTGGGTGTTGGTGAGAGCACGACCGATGATTCCTTGCTGGTTCAGGGTAGTGCCGGTGTAGGAGAATTTAATACACGCAGCAATAGGCCGGAACTGGCCAACGGCCCCGATGACGGACGGCGCAGGCTGAATAAATCCAGGGAGCGGAAAGTCGCCGAGGTCGTGAAGAGGAGTGCCGGTGGCAGAAACCATGTAAGAGCCCAAGTTCCAAGAGGTGGTGGAGTTCTGAGGCTTGCCAGGGTAAAACTGCACGGCAAAGTCGGTGAGGCCGGAAGAGATAGAAGGCGTGGGAAGGGTGAGAGAGCCGTGCGTTCGCATGAGGTAACCGCTGTCGGTGCCCTCGTACGGGGCATTGACAAGCGGGGCATTGCACGGGTCTGCGAGCAGCCGAAGCCACTGCGTTCCGATGCGTTTGCCCTTGCGGTGCGTGCGAGCGACGGCCCCGCGAGTTGCACGGTTGGCCTTGGCGACCAGCCGGCGACGAACGGGCGTCTTCTTCTTCTTCTTAGTGGTAACGGGTTTCATCGTGATTATTATTTATCGACACCGCGGGCTCTCGCGCGGTAACAGCTTGGAAGGGGTTTGCACACACAGGTGCGTGACCCCTCCCGGGCACCCCGTAGTTTATAGACTTCGGGAAGTCAAGATGATCTCAGCCCCAGAGGGGTTTCACGCCCTTCTCCTCCTCTCCAGAAGCGGGGCATGTCTCGATATACGCAGTGCGCATGTCACTTGGTGTTTTGACGGCGGCTAGCTTCCGTTGTAATATGGCTAGCTGCTCGTGGCTCATGATTGCGCTGAGAGCCTTCTGCATTGCGAGAGCGATCATCTCGGCGGGCATGTCATTGTAAGGGTGTGACCCGAACTCGATGCGGCGCGCCTCGTCCTTGTGAATTTTGTTTTGATTAGCCTTCTGCCACTTCTCCACGCTCCGTGGGAGGGCAAACTTCAAGACGCGTGCTGTTGTCTTCAGCAGATCCCCTATAATCCCGGGAGCCTCTCCGTCGGACACCATCCAGCCAACCCACTTATGGTACATGGCGTCCGGGTTTGAAGCCGGGACCAATGTCCAGTTGCGGATGAACTTGATGGGGTCCGGGAAAGACAGAGCGAATTCGCCGGGTTTGGGGTAAATCCTCCCAAGGTACTTAATCGCGTCGCAGAACTCTTCCCCGATGGCACACTCCTCCCACTTCATGCTGTAGCCGAGGTCGGCCGCGACCTGCTCGACGTGAGCTGGCAGGGCTACCGTGATGGAGTCGTCGCCGTACTTAGGACCAATCATGCGGAACGCGCGAGCCGGCTCAAAGCCCTCCTTGCGGAGGGCGCAGTAGTCGGTGAAAGCGTTCGCAACGGTGTTGCTGTTGGTCGTGTCGTCGGCGCCGGACAAGCGGCGTCCCTTGGCTACGAGGCGTGAGATGAGGCTTTTGGTCTCTTTGTTTATGTATGCCATCTCCATCATTGCCTCGTTCTTAATTGTGGTGAAACGTTCGGCGAATTTGGAGTAGCGAGACTGAAAGGGTGTGACAAAGATGGGGTTGGTGACATGGGTAGCGACCCATTCCGACTGAGACATGTCCCAGCCAGAAAAGTCGGTTCCCCGCTTCTTACGCCCAGGGTTGGCGGCGTAGAAGGTCATGAGCTGCACGGTGGTTTTCTCTTGATTGTTCCCAGGGCTCCAAAGGTGCTCCACGTGAGTGGCAGCGTAGAAGCACTTGGTCCATGCTTTCGAAAAAGCTCCGCTGAGGACAGACAGGGACGTCGGCATTGTAAATGTCCAGCGCGGCGCCTTGCCTGTGTTGAGAGTCTCTTTCTTGAGCGATCCTTTGACGGTGATGTTGTCGTCCACGTCGAATTTCTCGTTGTCCCAGCGGGTGTTGCGAACCTTCTGGAGCTTGCCGTCCTGCGCCTCCTTAACCTCGGCGATCTCTAGGGGCGCTAAGCGCCCCTCGAAAGGGCCGACGAACAGATTGACGAACTCGCGGGCCCACCCCTCGTACTCGGGCGGGGGGGTCTTGGTGTTAGCGAATTTGTCGATGCGCTCTGCAACAGCCCGCCGCGCCGCCTCCTCATCCAGGACAGGGCGCTCAGCCCCACCAGTAACGGGGGGCATGGAGTGCGTGCCGGGGACGGGCTGGTCGGGCGTCTCGCTCACCATGATGTGGGCGCGCCGGCCGAAAAGGGTGGACACGCGGTAGGCGAGGGGCTGGTGCTTGGCAAGGATGGCGATAGACAGGAGCTCCTGCTGGTCGCTGGTGAGATTTTCGATTTCGTAAGACTCGATGCGCGACGACAGCCAGCCTTTCACGTTGGAAACTGTGAAATAGGCGCGATCCTTGGCTGCCAGGAGGTTGAGCCAAGTGGTGACTGGAATCTCGCAAGACGTACCCGATGTGTCACCCTGCCACTGTAGAGAGATGATGGTAGAGTTGGGCCTGTCGAACTGAGCCTTGTAGAAGGAGCCGTGGTCGCTGGTGAAATTCTCCCGGATGGGAGGCGAGCACCGCTCCATATACCCCCAGCGTGAGAGAAGTGCGAGAAGCACAGGGGGAACGCTGGTGGTGGCGTGGGGGATGAGGATTTGGACCTGACGTGTGTGGTCGTCATGGTGGGGGATTATGGTGTGGGTCTTGTAGTATGTGGTACGCGGGAACAGCATGCTCAGCCACCCTCGATTAAGGGGGTGCTCCGTAATGCGCACGAGGTCCTCAAATGTCCAGAGCCCGGTGGTGTAGCGGGCGCCCTGGTGTACGATCTCCGTGAACTCGCCGGGGCCGGTGGTGAACCACCGGCTCTCGTTGGTCTTGCCTGCCAGGGTGTCGGGCACCCGGCGGTACATGATGATAGGCGAGCCTGCGTGTTTGGAGAAGTGCACATCAGAGCCCTCGTTGTCGATCACGTCGATGAATGTGGCTACGGAGCGGCTGGTGTCGAATGCGTCGTGCCGCGGCTCCTGCACCAGGTCCTGCTCAGAGAACATGGACCAGGTGCCGGGGCTGCGAGCGCGATTACCAGAGCTCTGCACGTCGTGACGGGCGAGGCTGACGTTGAGGTCAGAGTCCCACAGCGAATCCGCCACGACGGAGCCCAGACGGGCGGTCGTGATGGTGTGACAGAGAACGTTGATATTGATCTCTGCCTCGCGGCGGTTGTCTGCCAAGGTGGCATGGCCGTGGTGTAATTTGGCCGTTGCGGTGTCGGTGTAGTTGTGGTTCCACTTGAAATTGCGAGCAGCCGCCGACATGCGGTGCGCATTGGGAACCAGAACGGTGAAATGGCCCATGAACTTATCTTTGGATGCCGAAATCACTTCAGGAGCGATGAGTGTCACGTACCGCCAGGCAAAAGCCGTGGCGATGGCCGTAGCGACGAGGCCTCCCAGCGGTATGATTACCAGGAGAACCACGTGGGTACGACAGAAGGTTAGCACTAGGAAACATAGTGCGAGCAAGGTGAAGAGCTGCAGCCACATGGCG